GAATCGGATCAGTAATGTAAAAAATGTTCATGTCTGCGTTGCCGAATGAAGTCCCGTAATGCGCAAACGCCCGATTGCACAGCGTAGGTCCGGGAATCGACGCGAACCACCCGTTGAACAGTGCATATTCGGTTGCCAGAGTCGTGAGTATCGGCAGCTGTTGCGGCGTAAAGTAATACATGATCGCGTGTGACTGGTCGGTGTTCGTATCCTGGGTCTTGTAACTCTTGATAAAACCCTGCATGTTGGCCGTGCGATCCGCCGCCATGTTCCCGCCAAATATTTGCAGGTCCACTCCGGCAAAATGGTGGTCTGGATCGTGATTGAGTTGTCCCTGGAACGTTGCCTTGGGCTGCACCACTATGCTGGTGCCGGTGTCATCGGGGTTCGATTCGTCCCCGTTAAGGCCGTTGATTTTTTTGTTTGTCTTCTTCAGTCCGCCCAGCATGTGGTCGAAGGAGCGGTTTTCCATCATCAATACAACAATATGTTTCAGTTTATCCAGGCCTTGCGGCATGCCGGTTTCTCGCTTTCACTTCAGTGTTCAGACCACGTACAAGAGTACAGGCTACCAAATATAGTGGCAGTGAAAGACGATTCGTTACGTTGAACTTTTGCTCAACGAATCTCATGTGGCAATGGCCGCTGTTTGCTTTTTTGGATCGTAACCCTGAGTAAGGGACAGAAGACCGTTAAGCCTTTTTATGCGACGATACAAACCTGGCGTCGTCTGTCTTCTCAATTTCGCCGGCTTCCACCATGCGGCGCAAAACCGTATGAATGGACGACAACAGATTCACCTGTTCGCTGCCAATCCCGACTTTCAATAGATCGTTGCGGATATCGACCGGACTCAACGCCGTCTTGTGAATGCGGAACAGCCGCCGGATGGCGTTGGTAAATCCCAGGTTTGAATCCATGGCAAAGCCCTCGACGAGTAAGAGTTTCTCAATCTCCTCCGGGTTCGCGCCACACAGATCGCCCAGCGCTTTCACTGTCTGTTTAAGTTTGCGGATCTGCTGGTCAATCTGGTCTCTCTTCTGCAGTTGTTTAAGCAGATCGAGCTTTGCTGTCTCGTAAGCCTGGCTATATGCGGGTCGCGCCATAAGTGTCTTTAGTCTAAATAGTGTCTAAGTCAGTAGTCAAGATTTTCCGCCATATTTAGCAGCAAAATTCATTTTTTACTATTGACATTTAATTTTGAAGTGTCGTATAAGATGTCTATGCAAGACAGTAGTAAGTCTTGCATGCCGGGAGCGGCGCCGGCACCCAACGGCCTGCACCCTTTCTCCACTGAGCATGAACTTCGCTCCTGGAGAAACCATCCTGGGCGACCCTTGTTTTTCGCCGTGGATCCGCGTTAGCGGAGCTGCGTCTTCAAACAATGGTAGCCGGACCTGAGCGGGATTGCTCCCCCCACTCCGCGTGCCCTGGATGACCTGATTCCCAAAAACTGTCTACTCAACAAATATAGCCATCTCTCAGGCCGATCCTGCTTTGCCGGTCTGCGTTCGGCGAAGAGGTGTTTCTATGCATCACGATCCTAACGACCGTGTTGTGCCGCCACGCTGTGAAGAATGTAACGCGCCACTCACTTCAGATGAACATTCACTTAATTCAACCTCTACGCGGTTTTACTGCCTGGAATGCCAGCTTGCACTGAACCCCTTTCCACGCCCCCGGCCACACCAGGCTCGTCGTCACCCAACTGGTGGAAGAGCGGCTCTTTAGGGCCACGCTAAGAGAAATAAAAATCCGGGCTTCAGCCCAGTAACAAACACAAAACGCTCGATCACTGAGCGCAGCGACATGAATAAAGGAGTCAATCATGACCAGAAAAAGTTTAGTTTTTATCATCGCCGTCCTCTGCGTAACCACCACGCTTGTCATGCTGTCCCAAACTTCCAGCCAGTTTCCTGAGTTGGATAAAAATGGCAAGCCTGTCTTGCCGCGACCCATGCCGCATGTAGTTTACTCGCCGGCTGATCTTTCCCACAGCGCCGTCACGCTACCGGCCTCAATTGGCGGCGCAACCACCAGCACCAGCATTATCCGCGTTGGCAACGCCACCAAGATGACCGTTTTCGCCACCTGCTCACAGAATTTTGATCTGGTCATGAACGTCTATACGGCTGACGATCAGAGTCAGTCTGGCCCCACCTTCACTCTTTACAACAGCTACACCATCGCCACAGCCATGGCCTCTGGCGCTCAGCAGGCATTCCTTGCGGACGAACTTGCGCCCACCGTTACCAGCGGCACGCTCGCGGCTCCGGTTCGCCTCCCGCAACTGGCTGTCTCTTTCTTTGAGAAGAATGACGTCGCTACCGCCGGCGCCTGCACAGATCGCGTCATCGTCGGCTATTAATAACGCCTGACCATTCGCCGCGCCATCCGCCGCAGGCGTCGTAAACACTTGATTTCTCAAACGCCGCAACAGCGGTTTGGAGCAAAAGCGACATGAAATGGAAAGGTGAGTACATAGTCGACAACACCGGCCAATGCCGCTGGTATGAGAGTTTGCGAATTCAAGATTCTCAAATCATCAGCGCTTACCGCAACAACGCTTTAGTTGAATTCATGATTGAATCTTCCGCCATCATGGGCGTGAAAGTAGGGATTGCTTAATATGGCTGACATACTTAGGAGCGGAAAAATTACCGCGCTGGATCCCGGATCGCCAGAGCTGGGCTTCAAAGAGATGGGCTTCGCCGCCCGCGTTGGACGCAAGCTCCGCAGCACAATTGATACATGGTTTGGCCCGGATCTGCCCATGGCGTCCAGCGCTCCAGCCGGCACGCCGCCGCGCACACTCGACTATCCTGTCGGTTACAACATCAACATACAGCCTCGAAACATGGAGCCCATTTCATTTCACCAGATGCGCTCCTTGGCTGATTCGTTTGATCTTGTGCGTCTCTGCATTGAGACGCGCAAAGACCAGGTCAGCCGGATGCCCTGGGCCTTTCGCAAAAAATCGCAGCGCGGCCAGACCAAAACTGTCGATTCGCGCGGCAACGAGCCCTTCAGCGGAGAAGATAATCAGGAGAGTGATCCTCGCCTCTCCCTGCTGACAGATTTCTTTTCCTATCCGGATAAAGAACACACCTGGCAGCAATGGGTACGCTTGTTGCTGGAAGATTTGCTTGTCATTGACGCGCCCGTGCTCGTTCCCATCGTCTCTCCGGAAGGCGAGCTCTGGTCGCCCGGCAAGCAGCTTTATGCCCTTGAGGTCATTGATGGCTCAACCATCGCGCGCAAGATTGACGCCATGGGCCGCACGCCAGCCTCGCCAGCCATTGCCTATCAGCAGATTCTCAAAGGCCTGCCCGCCGTCGATTTCACAGCAGACCAGCTCATCTATCGCCCGCGTAACGTGCGTGCGCACAAGTTCTTTGGCTTCTCCCCGGTAGAGCAGATTATCTTGACCATCAACATCGGCCTGCGCCGGCAGATTCATCTGCTGAACTATTACACTGAAGGCAACGTGCCGGAAGCTGTCGCGCAGGTTCCCAAAGAGTGGTCTGCGAACCAGATCAGTGAATTTCAGGATTGGTTTGATAGCTCTCTTGCCGGAAATTCCGCGCGCCGCCGCCGCATCACCTTTGTCCCGGAATGCGGGACTCTCCAGTTCACGCGCGATCCCATGCTCAAAGACGCGCTCGATGAATGGATCACTCGCATCGTCTGTTACGCCTTCGGCCTCTCACCGCAACAGTTTGTAAATGCCATGAATCGCGCCACCGCAGAAACCAGCGTTGAGCAGGCTGCGGCAGAAGGCCTTGTGCCGATCCTCGGCTACCTGGCAGATACCGTCAATTTCATCGTACATCGCCACTTCGGCTTTACCGACATTGAATTTGTCTGGGAACAGGACCGCACTTTGAATGCCCTCGAGCAAGCCAGGATTGACGATATTTACGTCCGCGCCGGCGTTCTCTCCATTGACGAAGTCCGTCAGGAGCTTGGCAAACATCCCATCGGGGCCGCTAATGCAGTTATCACGACCAGTGGAGTCTGCCCGTTGAACATCAAGCCTTCAACCGGAAACTCCGCGTGGTCTGGTATTTCGGCCATACATGAGATTGAGCCTGAGCAAGGTTCCTCGGCAGATAAATAAACTTGTAAGGAAATAAAACAAAGCAGCACAACCACATAAGCTCGTCATCCCGACGACCGTTAAGCGCGCGCGTGTTTTCTTCAACGCGCGCGTAGGGAGGAGGGACCTTGTGCTTGTTTCATTTCAGAGTTTCAAGAGACCCATTCACCCAAGGCAGCCACTCGGCTGCCTTTTCCTTTGGAGCACAAAGATATGAAAAACCGACTGAACCTTTTTGCCCAGATCGCAAAGATTGACGAGTCGAAACATGAAGTCTGGGGCATCGCCACTGCTGAAGTCATCGACAAAGAAGGCGAGATCTTTGACTACGACTCTTCTAAACCCTATTTCAAAAAATGGAGTGACGAAATCTCCAAAGCCACTGACGGCAAGAGCCTGGGCAACGTGCGTGAAATGCATGCGCCCAGCGCCGTTGGCAAGCTGGTTGCCATTGATTTTGACGATGACCTCAAGCAAGTCCGCGTTGGCGCGCGCATTGTCGATAGCGCTGCCTGGCAAAAGTGCATGCAGGGTGTCTACACGGGTTTCAGCATTGGTGGCGCTTATGTCAAAGCCTGGAAAGAAGGTGAGTATGTCCGCTTCACCGCCAAGCCGGTAGAAATCAGCGTGGTCGATAACCCTTGCGTCCCTGGCGCTCACTTCACCGCCGTCAAGGCAGATGGCTCTTTTGAAGTTCGCAAGTTCAACTCAACCGCACGGGCGTTCAAGATTGGCGCCCGCCATTCCCTCGCCGCCAAGATTGGCGCGAGACATTCAAAAGAGACGCTCTCTCACCTCGCGGCAATCAAAGCTTGCATGGATCAGATGGCGCAAAGCCAGCAAGATGCCACCGCGCACATGGATGCCTTGTTCGATCAAGGCAACGGCAGTCCTGCAGCCATGCTGGCCGCGGCGGAAATCGAAAAGTTTACGGGCGACTCACGACCCGAAGTAAAGACAGGAGAACAAACAATGTTGGATGCAAACGATAAAGCGCAATTGGAAAAGGCGCATGCCGGTTCCGCTGCGGCGCTCGCCAAACTGGCTGCCATGGAGCATGAAGTGGCTGGCCTGCGCGGTGAAATGGAAAGCAACAATCAGGAGATCCAGCGTTCGCTGAACAATCTCCTGTCCCTCGTGGAAAAGCTCGTGCAGCCGCGCGAATCCGGCGCGCGTGTTGCGCGCACCGGCATGCCCACGCACACCGTAACCAAGGAAGATGACGCGCATCCCGCGCTCGCTAAGTCGGCCGCCACCGAATCCAGTGTCCCCAGCGTCCACGAAATGCTCAAGCGTACGCTGCAAAAACCTCAACCGGCCTCCGTTTATCTGCGCTAACCCGCCGTTGAAAGCAAAGAATTCCACACTAGAACCGCTCTTCCAGGCGGAGAAAAGGAAATTAAAAATGTTTGGCGATCTCAGTCAGCAGACGTTTGATCTGCTCAACAAAACGGACATGTCCGCTTTGAACAAAACCACCATTAGCCAGTCCCTCATCAGCGGTGTCTCCGGCAACCTCAACGCATTTGATCTCAGTGGTCCCGCGCTTCAGCTCTATCCAGTCATCACTCCGCTGCGTAACCGCCTGCCTCGCCAACTCAGTGATCGCGGCGATCTCGCCACACGCTGGAAAGCCATTACCGGCGTCAACACCTCGAACTTTGAGCTTGGTGTCGCGCCGGGCCGTCGCTCGGCAGAAATGAGCGTTACGGAGCAGGATTATGTCGCTTCTTACGCCGGCATCGGCCTGGAAGGCTCGGTCGATTGGGAAGCTGTCTGGGCTGGCGGCAAGGAGTTCGATAACAAAGCCACTCTGGTCCAGTCATTACTTCGCGCTGTCATGATTGGTGAAGAAAATATTATCCTCAACGGCAACGCATCCATGGCCCTGGGCACAACGCCTCAGCCAACTCTCGCACTCGGCCAGAACACCGGAGGCACTCTCGGCTCCTCTCAGACTCTGGTTGTCTTTGCCACCGCGCTCACCGCGCGAGCATTGGCCAACACCACGGTATCTTCCGCTGGCGTCAGTTACGGGCAGGTAACCCGCGTCAATATTGACGGTACTTCCACGCAATACGGAGCTGGCGCAGGCGCTATCAGCATTGCTTCCAACTCTGTTACCACCAATGCTGGCACGCAGAATGTGGTCGCAACCGTTCCCGCCGTAAAAGGCGCGGCCGGATACGCGTGGTACATCGGCACCAGTGCTGGCACGGCAACTCTCAACTCCATCACCACCGTCAACAAAGTGGCGATTAGCGCTCCAGTTGCGGGTACGCAGCTGGCGAACGCAGCAAATTCCAACGTGGATGGTTCAACCAACGCGCTGGTCTTTGACGGCTTTCTCACACAAGCCCTGAAATCGAACGCTGGCTATTTTGCCTCGCTCGATGGCAACACGCTCACAGCGGATCAGGCAAACGGCATTCTGGAAATCGATACCGCCTTGCAGTGGTTCTGGGACAACAAGCGTCTCAGCCCCACGGAAATCTGGGTCAATTCGCAGGAGGCACGCAACATCAATAAAAAGATCGTTGCTTCCGGCGGCGTGCCGCTCTTCCGGTTCACTTTGCCGGGCGGCAGTGGATCAGATGACGACAAGCCGGCGCTGCTCGGTGGCGCCAGTATCGCCAAGTACTGGAACAAGTTCACGCAGCAGTTTCTGGATATCCGTATTCATCCGAATATTGCTCCAGGCACCATCTTCTTCAATAGCGCGGAAATTCCGTATCCACTGTCCGGCGTGGACAACGTTACCTTCATTCGCTGCCGCCGCGACTATTACCAGATCGAGTGGCCCGTCGTTTCTCGCCAGTATGTTTACGGCGTTTATGCGGATGAAGTGCTTGTCTGCCGCGCGCCATTCTCTCTCGGCGTGATTGCCAACGTGGCCAACGGATAAACATTTCATCAGCGGCTTTGACTGCCGCGGTCGCTGCTGATGACTCCTCACCTTGTCAACCAGCACGTGAGGAGATGAAAGGCAGTCTGAGGTTCCCGACCCAGACTGCCTTTTTCTTTCTTGAACGATTTCATCTTGGGGGGGAACCAATGGCCGCCGCACCAGACGATCTTTGCACTCTTGCAGACATCAAAGCATGGTTGCCGAACCAGGGCAACAATGACGATGTAACTCTGCAAAACCTCATCACCAACGCCAGCTTGCAAGTGCTGCAATACATTGACCGCCCGCACATTCTGTCGTCCGTGCTCGGTGCTCTAACTGAAAATTATGACGGCAATGATTCTGACCGTCTGCTGCCACGCCAGTTTCCCATCATCGCCGTAAACGGCGTCAGCATTGATGGCGTCATGGTTCAGCAGTCCATCAGTCCCGGCGTTCCCGGTTTCTTGTGGGACTCACGCCGTATCCTGCTGCGCGGCTTTCGTTTTTGCCGAGGCCTGCAGAATATCCAGGTTTCTTATACCGCTGGCTACACCACGGTTCCTCTGGACCTGAAGCAAGCCGCCATTGAGGCGTTTGCGCTGGCGTATCGGCAGCGCGTTCGCATCGGCGAAAAATCCAACAGTATGGGCGGACAGGTAACCATCGCCTATGACATGAGCGATGTTCCGCCACGCTCCATGTCTGTCTTCAATCAATACAGGAGGCTGGCGCTGTGATCAAAGTAGAAATTGACGATTCCGCTATTCAGCAGCTTCAGCAGCGGCTCACGGAGCTGCCTCCGCGACTGGTGGCCGACGTTTATAAAGCACTCACACCACTGATCTACCAATCGCTGCAAAGCGCGATTCCGAAATATTTTTCCGGCTCTGCAAGTAAAGGTTCACCGTCCAGCGTGCTGACGTCGCGTAGCGGCAATCTGATGAACTCTGTTTTGCAGTCCATCCAGGCCAGCACAGACGGAGAGACGCTGAACGTGAGCATCGGCTCTGATCTTCCATACGCGAAGATTCACGAGTATGGCGGTTTTACCGGGCGCAAGCCGCCATTCAAGAAGAAAAACGGACAGCGGCCGTATTTGCCTCCGCGCCCTTATCTCCAGCCTGCGATCAATGACCTGCAGCAGGCATTGCCTGACCTGTTGGAGCAGGCAATTCAACAAGTGCAGGTGCAGCCATGATCTTTCCTCGCGAGCAGATTTACTCATCGCTATTTACCACGTTGCAGGCCGCACTGTTAACGCCGACTGGCCCATTTAAAACGGTCAGCCGGCGCTGGCAGGATCCATCACAGATATCGCCTGCGGACCGTCCTGCGCTGTATCAGGTGCAAAAAGATGAACTCACCGGAACCAGCGTCAACGGCCTGCCGATCCACGCAAAAATGACCGTCGATCTGGTTCTCTATACCTCGGGTGACAGTGAGCCCAGTTCGATTCCATCCACCGAACTCAACTCACTGCTCGATGCCGTGGAGACCGCCATTCGCAGCGCGACGCCTGGAATCGCTCAGTCGCTCGGCGGCAAGGTATCGCACTGCCGCATTGAAGGAAAGATTGAAATTGTTGAAAACGTCATGGGCTCCATGGCCCTTGCAGTTGTCCCAATAGAAATTCTCACCACCGCATAAAAACCACATTCAGTTTGGCGCCATGGTTTCGGAGTTATGGCCGCCGCAATTTATGGGAGTGCAGGGCAGGCTCCCCAAAAAGGAGAACTAAAAAAATGTTTCAATTTGGCTCAGGCACACTGTGGGGCTTTCCCGTCGGAGGAAATACCGCGGCTAACCCCACTCCCATGAAATTCGGAACGCTGCAGGACGTTTCGCTCGATATCTCCGGCGACGTCAAGCAGCTTTACGGCCAGAAGCAATTTCCTGAGGCCGTGGCGCGGGGAAAATGTAAGATCACCGGCAAATCGAAATTTGCCGCCATCAACGGCAAGATGCTGAATGATCTTTTCTTTGGCCAGACTGCTGCAACCGGCATGGTTCAGACGGCGCTGGATGAATCTCACGCCGTGCCGACAACTCCATTTCAGGTCACCATCACGCCCCCGAATTCTGGCACGTTTGTGCAGGATTGGGGCGTGCGTTACGCGTCTACCGGCCTGCCATTTACCCGCGTAGCTTCCGGTCCAACGCTTGGTCAATACTCCGTCAGCAATGCTGGAGTTTACACGTTTTCATCGGCAGATCAAACCGCTGGCGCAGTGGCGCTGATCAGCTACACCTATTCCGTAGCCGCCGTGGGAACAAAGCTTCAGATTTCCAACCAGCTCATGGGGTTTGCGCCCACCATCCAGGTGTTGCTGGAGAACACTTACAGCGGCAACCAATTTTCCGTTCTGTTGTATTCGGTAATGGCTTCCAAGCTGACCTTTGCCACCAAGCAGGAAGACTTCATTATTCCCGAATTTGATTTTGAAGCTTTTGCCAATGCCGCCGGGCAGGTCATCGATATCTACTCCAACGAATAGCCTCCAGCGCGGGCCGGATTGCCAGATCTCCACCGGCCCGCTTTTTTTCACCAGCACTACAAGAACACTCAATCCACATTTCAATCAGGAGATGATTCATGCTTAAGCAGCAGACCCTATCTACGTCCATGGGACAACTCACCGTCTCGTCGCTTACACTCGGCGAATTGCGCCAGCTTGATGCTCTGTTTCAAGATAAAACTTCGGCAGAGACCACCGGGCTTGGTTCTTTGCTGAGGTATTTGCCGATAATTCTCAATGCCGTCCGGAAAGTCCACCAGGATCTGACCGCGGAACAGCTTGAGAATGGCCTTACATTCGACGATTTCAATGGGCTCTTCAACGCGGTGCTTGAAGTTTCCGGACTCAAGAAGGCGGCCGCGGGGGAACCGACTCCGGTACCGGTATAGTTGA